GCCGACAGTACATCAAACGAATGGTATGTGACTGGAGTCCAGTTAGAGGTTGGTGAAACGGCTTCGGATTTTGAGTTCTTACCAACTGATGTAAACTTAAGAAGATGTCAGAGGTATTATTGGAAATATTTATCTCATCACTGGTGTGTTCATTATAATGATGATGCTGTTTCTCCAAGTAATAAAAGAGCAATAATAATGTTTCCTACTACTATGAGAGCAAACCCATCTGTTTCTTTTACTTTTAACGTCAATGGAACTTCAACAGGAACACAATTTTTATCAGTTGATGCAGTAACATTATTTAATAATGCTGTGGCTGGTTCTGCCTATGCAAATTCTGGTTCAGAATATAATTCGGAGTTATAATTATGATTAATAGTGTAGAAAAAATATATCAAGATGGAAAATTAGATAGTTACAAAATGACTTTATCAAATGGTAAAGCTTGGCATGTACCACTAGACGAAGCAAACACAGATTATCAAGCAATACAAGAATGGGCCAAGATAGAAGGCAATAACATTATCGATCCAGGAGCGTAACCATGTTTTTTGGTGGAACTCCTTTTGCAGTAACCACATTCGGTGGTAACACAGTACCTCAAAATGCTGTAGTCAATGTTACAGGCAATAGATTTAATATTGCAGTTGGTAACGTAGTTGTAAATGCAAACGCAGCTATCAATGTAACAGGCAACAGGATTAACATAGGTAACAGCAGTGTAACTGTTGTAGGTAATGCAATTGTTAATGTTACTGGAAACAGATTAAATATTAACATTGGTAATGTAACTGTAACTGGAAATGCAGACGTTGATGTTACAGGTAATAGAAGTAATATTTCTACAGGAACTGTAACAATTATTGCAGATGCAAACGTATCACCTACAGGAAGTAGAGTAAATTTATCAACAGGTCAGGTATCTATAAGAGCGTGGGCTGATGTAAATACAGGTGCTTCACAAACATGGACACCAATAACAACAGGGGCAACAGGAACTTGGGTTGAAATAGATCCTTTACCAGTTCCACCAAAACCTTGATTCTGTTGAAAATTAATATAATATGTAATATAAGGAGAATAATATGGCATCAAGTACATCAAGTGACCTAAAACTAGAACTCATAACAACAGGTGAAAAGTCTGGTACATGGGGCTCAATTACAAATACAAATCTACAGATATTAGAACAAGCAGCATCAGGATATTTATCTTTAGCAGTTGGATCTGGAGATGTAGCTTTAGCTCTAACTAACTTTTCAACATCTAACGGTAAGAATTTATATTATAAATTAACTGGTACTTTAACAGCTAATAGAACAGTTACCATGCCAGATTCCGCTGAGAGAGTATTTATCATAGAAGATGCAACATCAAGATCCTCTTCTCAATATACACTAACTGTAAAAACTGTATCAGGTACAGGTGTTGCAATTCCAATAGGTGCAAAAATGGTATTGTACTCTGATGGTTCAAACATAAGTTCAGGACCAATTACAAAAGGTTATCACACAACAACAGCTGCATACACTGCAGTTGCAGGTGATCAAATTTTAGTGAACACTACAAGTTCAGCGATTACAATTACACTACCGGCTTCTCCAGCTGTAGGTGATGAAGTTACTTTTATTGATGCAAGAGGAACTTTTAATTCAAATAATTTAACTATAAACAGAAATAGTCAACCTATAAATTCAGGAACATCAAACCTAGTTTTAAATACAAATGGCCAAGCAATTACTTTAGTTTATGTAGATGCTACTAGAGGTTGGGCATTTAAAACAAATACTGCGTAAGGAGCTTACAAGATGGCTCTTGTTGATTTTAAAATACGACCAGGTATAGACAAACAAAACACAACTGCTGGTGCGGAAAATAGATGGATAGATTCCGACAATGTTAGATTTAGATATGGTCTACCAGAAAAAGTAGGTGGTTGGCAATCTCCAATAAAAAAATCTATTGTAGGCGTTGCAAGAGCAATGCATGCTTTCGTTGATTTAACAGGTAAAAGATATATTGCAATTGGCACAGATAAATTTTTATTTATTTATTACGATGGTGAACTTTTTGATATTACACCTTTAAGTGGAGCTTTAGGTTCAACAACTATTACAACTGTTTCTGGTTCACCTTTAGTTACTTTAACTTCTAATAATCATGGAGTAGAAGCAGGTGATATAATTTCTTTATCTTCAACAACTTTACCAAGTGGTACAGGTTTTTCTGCATCTGATTTTGATGACAAACTATTTCAAGTAACAACTGTTGTAGATGCAAACAATTTTAAAATAACACAAAGCAGCAACGCTTCAGGTAACGCAGGTCCAGGAGGCAGTGTTACGGTTACACCATATGCAAAAGTTGGTCCGCAAACTCAAACACAGGGTTATGGTTGGGGTATAGGTACGTGGGGCGCAAGCACTTGGGGTACGACTAAAACATCAAGTGACGTTATTTTAGAACCAGGCCTCTGGAGTCTTGATAATTTTGGTCAAGTGTTAATTGCAACTGTTGCAAATGGATCTACGTTTACTTGGAATGCAGGTGCAACTACTCCTACATCAGTTAGAGCATCTATATCTACATCAGGTTTTACAACAACAAACAACCCAGCTATATCCAGATTTACAATGGTATCACCAACAACAAGACACTTAGTTCATTTTGGAAGTATTATACCCACACCTGTTGGATCACCACCAAATGAACAAGACAATATGGCTGTAGTTTTTTCTGATCAAGAAGACATCAACACTTATCTACCTACTTCTACAAATACAGCTGGTAATCAAAGATTACAGGATGGAACAAAGATAATGGCAGCCATAAGAGCAAAAGAGTCTATGTTGGTTTGGACAGACAACGCTCTTTACGTTATGAGACATGTAGGTGCGCCGTTTACTTTTGGTTTTGAACAAGTGGGAACCAATTGTGGATTGATAGGTAAAAATGCGGTTATAGAAATTGATGGTGTAGCTTTTTGGATGTCTCCAAAAGGATTTTTTGCTTTTGATGGTACAGTTAGATCTCTACCTTGTAGCGTTGAGGATCATGTATACGATAATATTGATACGACAAAGGGTCAACAAATTTGTGCAGGTATAAATAATTTATATACAGAAATAACTTGGTGGTATCCTTCTTCTGGATCTGATCATAATAATAAATATGTAACATATAATTATGCTGAAAAAGTTTGGTATACAGGAACAGAAGCAAGAACATCTTGGATTGATGCAGAAGTATATCCTAAACCATTTGGAACTAAATTTACAAGTACAGGAACAGGAACTTTTCCTACTGTAGTGGGTGAGTCTGGATTAGGTAAAACACAATTATTTGAACATGAAGTAGGAACAGATCAAGTTGATGAAACAGGAACTGTAACAATTATTACATCATTTATAAAATCATTTGATTTTGATCTTCAACAAAGACAAAGTCCCTTATCTAATCAACCGTTGTCACTTGGTATAGTGGGCGAAGTATTTGTTGCTGTAAGACGTTTTGTGCCTGACTTTGAAACAATATTAGGTAATGCTAAAGTTACGTTAGGAATTAAAAGATATCCGCAACAATCTGACAGTTCTAGTGGCCTTAGTCCCTTTACAATCACTTCTTCAACTGATAAAAAAGACACAAGAGCAAGGGGTCGTTTTGTAAACGTCAAAATAGAAAATGACGCTGTAAACGAATCTTGGCGTTTTGGTACGTTTAGATTAGATATACAACCAGATGGAAAAAGATAATGGCTAGAAGCAATTTATATAAAAATTATTATCAATCATTTATGAATGAAAACATGAATCCTTTATATAGAAGGTATTTAGAATATTTATCTTCAGATCTACCTGACGTATCTGATATTGGTGGATTTATTGATGTTCCAACAACAGCCGAAAGAGAGGGATTAGAATCCTTATTAAATACAACAGAAGATATAAGAATGCCCATGGGGCCTGCGGCACCTATGAATCAACAACGTGGAGGTGGTGATGGGCCTAGAGGTATAGGTAGATTTGGTAATTTAGATCCAAATAGTAGAAGAAGAGTTTTGATAGATGGTGTTTTAACTGATGTTTATACAAATATAACATCGGGTTTAACACAAACCTTTGATGGTAAAAATGTAAAAGGTGGTATAGATACCATTTTTGATCCTAGTAATTTAGGAGGAGTTACATTAGCTACTGATGGAGATGACGATGGTTATGATTATGATTATTCAACTTTTGGACCAAGCGTTTTAGGTTTTGGTAAGTCTCCATTTAGTGGTGTTTCTTCATTTAGAGGTACTTCTCCATTTAGTTTAGATAAACGAAGAGAAGAAGCCCTTGAACTTGATTTTGAGAGAAAAGAAGCAGAAAAAGCTAAGAAAAAAGCTGAAGAGGAAAAAAAGAAAAGATTAAAAGAACTTCAAGATAAAATAGACGCTCAAGGAGGTAAACAAGGAGCTACTTTTTCTGACGGTAAAATTAAAGGTAATTTAGGTCAAGGACAATCACCTCACTCTTCACAAGGAGATAGACCTGGAGGCTTTGGAGAAGGTGCAGGAAATTTTAGAGACTCAGAGCCGACAGCAACTGAAGGTAGTTTCTAATGGCAAAAATAGTAGTAAGAATACCTGAACCAAAAACAGAATACGATCAATCAACACAACAACAAATAAATAAAGCGTTACGATCAGTTGTAGATCAATTAAATTCTACTTTCCTACAAGAGTTAAATGAAAAATCAGATAGATACTCATGGTTTAAAGGAGGTGGAGATAACAAAGAAGGATGGGGGTTTTAATATGAAGTTCAATATAGATAAAAAAGAATATGATAGTGATAAACTATCAGACAAGGGTAAGTTAATCTTAGCTAGATTACAAAGTGTAAAAGCTAAAAAAGATCAACTAACTATTGATTTTAGTGAATTAAATGTAGTTGAAAAAAACTATTTAGATTTATTAAAAAAAGAGTTGCCCAAAGAAGAAGAAGAAAAGGCGAATGTCCAATAGATATAAAAATGCATTTTATACACCAACTGGTCCAAACACTGCGGACACTGTTTATACATGTCCAAATGAAACAACCACTATATTTCAAACGTTACAGCTTACAAATATAAGCGGC